TAATAGAGAGACAGAACCTAAAGGCATCTAAAGCCATAATCCGTCATTACGAAGATGCGGCGAAAGCAAGTATTAGGTTTGCAGCGCAACAAAAAAAGTCTTCAGACATGGCTAGGAATCTGAAATACTTTAACTCTGAAGACTTTACTCGGCAGCTGGCCGCAATGCGCTATGCTATGTACGACGTTAGCCGCAGGGCAATTGCTTTTGGACTTGCTGTAGGCGCAGCTGTAGGTGCAGCAATTAAGAGCGCAATAGACTTCGAGTCCGCATTTACCTCCGTAGAACGCACGACACAGCTTTCCCTAACCTCCAATATCCCCTCCGTTGTTGCTGAAGCACAGCAGCTAAGGGACACACTTGTTGAGCTTACAACTGAAATTCCAATTGCCTTTGCCGATGTGGCTAACATTGCAACCCTTGGCGCACAGATGGGCATAGCCTCCGATCAAGTGGATGACTTTGCCGAAACTGTAGCAAAGTTCTCTTCTATAACAAAGATTGGGGCAGAGGATGTTGCGCTTAGCTTTGGTAGAATTGCACAGCTTACAAAGGTCCCATCGGACCAGTTTGAAAACCTTTCATCAGCAATTGCCTTTACTGGCGTAAACTCCGTAGCTACTGACCGTGAAATACTTAAGATGTCAGAGTCAATTGCCGCCTCAGCCACAGCGGCTGGTTTTGCGGCAAATGAAACAATCGGCTTTGCATCTGCACTTGCATCCTTAAAGATTAGACCTGAAGAGGCTCGTGGGGTTCTTCTTAGGCTTTTCCGTGACTTTGAGGTCTCAGTGTCTCAGGGTGGGGCAAAGCTTGACGACCTGGGAACTGTTCTTGGCACCACAAGTGAATATGCTGCCAATCTTTGGAGGCAAGACCCCTCGCAGTTTGTGCAGGCATTTTTGAAGGGTGCCAATGCAGGAGGGGAACTTAATAAAGTTCTGCTCTCTCTAGGCATTACAAACACTAGAGAGGCTAGGGTTGTAACAAGCCTTGCAAATAACATGGGGGTCCTTGAGCAGGCGCTATCAGATTCTAAGGAGCAGTTTGAATTAGGTACATTTTCCACTGATGCTTATGGGCTAGTAGTCGATGACGTAGCATCTAAAATAACCATGTTAAAAAACGGAACTGCAGCTCTAGGCGCATCTTTTGGCGAAGAGCTCTTGCCTTTTATAGGATTTGTAGTTGACTCTCTAAGAAACCTTGTTGATGGCTTCTCAAATCTTGGCCCCGGAACAAAGACTTTAATCTTGGGAGTGACTGCGTTAACTGCAGGACTTGCCCTATTAGTCGGCGGAGCTGCAGCAACAATAGCTGGTTTATTTGCTGTTAAACAGCTTATAATTGCATTGGGCGCTCGTGCAGGAACATCGAGTCTTGGTGTTGGTGCGTTTAGGGCAATGATTATAAGTTTGATACCGGGCTCAACAGGTGCCACAAGCGTACTAGGTGCACTTAGCATTTCGGCGAAAAATGTTGGCAGGTCTTTTGTCGCGGCATCGTTTGGCGTTAAGGCATTCACTCTGTCACTTGGGGTAATCGGAATCGTGGCCATAGCCGCGGCTGTAATTGCAGACTTTGCCTCAAGCGCGGGTAGGGCCAAAGAGGAATCAGAAAAGTTTGCAAAGGCTGCCCTTGAAGCAGCAGGTGGCTTCGAGGCATTTAAAGATGCCTCAGTACTAGAAGCAGGCGAAAAGCCTATTAGGCTAATTACTGGAGCCATTGAGCAGCTCACGGATGCTCAGGTCGCAGACCGAAGAGCTTCGCTTGAAGCAGAGAAAGAGCGCACTAAACTAAACTCTGCAACTGAGGATGGAAAAGAAGCTTACGAGAAAGCAAAGGAAAGACTGGCTGACTTTAATAATGAGATTGAAAGAGGCAAAGGCCTAACAAACGAAGCAACTATTGCTATTACTGAAAACACTAGGCAGCTTTACATAAACGCACTAGCCAAGATTGATGATGGCGAAGGCGGAGTAATTAACCTATTTGAAAATATTGCTGAATTAACGCCGGAGGCTCGTGCGCAGATCGAAAAGTCTGGCGTTGACATAAGTAAGCTACTGAACGACTCGGTAGATGCTGCAATGGCAGGTGAAGATATAACCAAGGTGGTTCGAGAGGCGTTCACTAAAGTTCAAAAAGAAGACTTATTGTTTGCCGATTTGAATGAAGATTCTAAAGGATTTTTTGAAGCACTCTTCGCCGGGGCAGACGCGCTTCAGGGTATAAACACCGGGCTGGCACTTACTGCGGGAGGCGCAGATGTGGCAAGAACGGCGTTTGGTGATGCCTCCGTTGACATTGAGGAGATGGCGGGAGAAGCTCTTGACCTTAATGCAATTCTAAAAGAAACCATTGGGGAACTCACTTTAATTCAAAAGGCAGAGGGTGGAGCAGCCTCTTCTCTTGACGCCTTTGCGCAGGGTGCCATAGAGACAGGTGGAGCAATGGAAGGGCTTGGCGAAGCTGCCAGGACTAACCTTTCTAACTTTGCATCGTTTATGGATGCTGCAACTGAGGCCTCTATTGCTGCAGGCGAGGGCACACCGGGGGCAATAAAGAGAATAGTTGGAGGACTAAAAGCATTAGAAGCGGCTGGTATAAATACGGCTGATGGATTTATCCTTGCAAAAGATTTTATAGTCAATAGCATTTCTGAGATAGTAGGTAATAACGCTGAGCTAAGGGCCAGACTTGAAGCTCAACCCAACCTGGCTGGCATGGAAAAGATTATCAGGGCCTTCTATGCTGTTGAGCTGGCCGCCTCTACCTCAATGGGGCATGCTGCCAGTGTCTTGGCAAAAATGAATCTCGCACTTGATGCACTTGCTGGATCTAGTTACCAGATTGAGCCTTTTAAACCGGTTAAAAACTCAGCAGAAAAAGCACTTACTGCTCTTGAAAAGCTTAAGGCTATGATCGACAAGTTGTTTAAGTCCAGCAACAACAGGCTTGATGTCCTGAACTCAGTCGAGTCCCTTGGCAAGTCCCTAAAAGACAACGGAACAGTCTTCTCAGTCTGGACAAAAGCTGGCAGAGATAACATCTCCAGCCTAAGAAGCACTATTGATTCTTTGGCAGAAGCTTCTAACGGGAACACTCAGGTATTTGCAAATAGCCTTGGTGCTCTAAGGCAAGCACTGGTAAAGGCAGGGGTCAGTGGCACTGGCCTTAAGGATATTGACAACCTGATTAAAAAGACTGGCAAGACGACAAAGGTTTCCAAGAATCAGGTCAATCAATTCTACGCACAGATCAAGAGCAGCTCAGACGCTAGGCGGGCCCTTCTTGAAATTGCTGATGCTGCATCTAAGGTTAGCTCTGCAATTAATGCTGGTCTATCTGCAACATTCGCACAAGGCAACGCCATCGACCAGGTCACTCTTGGCTGGCTTGACTTGTCTGATGCTCAGGATGCTGCCAGAAAGTCGGTCTCTGATGCCAACGAGGCAATCGTTGAGGCCAACCTATCTATCCGTGCGACTAAGGCATCCATCGATGAGCTTACTGCAGACAAGGGCAAGCTGCAGTTCCAGCTGCAGATCGCCATTAAGTACGGCGACACACTACGTGAGGATGCAATCCGAGCACAGCTGGGGACTATTGACTCTGAGATTGCCAGCAAAGAGAATGACATCACCAAGGCAAACAGCAGCATAGCTGACTCTGTGCAACAGATTACAGACGCTAACAGCAAGCTTGGAATAGACAGCAATACTAGGGATCTTATTGCCCAGAACCTTGCCCTTCAGGACATGGCCAGCAAGTACGGAACGGTCACAGCGTTTATGCTTGCAACTGCAAAGCCGGGCACTGATTTGAATGGCATCATAGAAGCCCAGACTAAAGCTTTTTACGACAACGCAATCCAAATGGGTTACACCGAGACGGATGCCAAGAAGCTGTCTGACGTTCTGCGGGACGAACTGATTGCATCCCTAGATGACATACCAGAAGACATAGCCACAACTATAAAGGCCGATACCACTGGGGCATTGGCGGCTGTGACTAAGTTTGCCCAGGATGCCAATGCTAGACTTAATACCATCAAGGACAAGACTGTGACTGTAACAACCGTTCAGAAAACAGTAGCCCAATCCAGTCAGGGAAACTTTAAGGGCTTTAATGTAGGCTTCTCTCGTGGTGGCATTGTTTCCGGGGCCGGAACAGCAACAAGTGACAGCATCCCTGCAAGGCTTTCCAACGGCGAATACGTTGTAAGGGCATCCGCAGTAAGCCGTTACGGAGTTGACTTCTTTAACTCGCTAAACAACATGCAGTCAGCACCATCTAGAATGCAATCTGCACCAGCTCAATCATCTGGCGGATCTCAAACTGTGTTCCTATCTACAGAGGATCGCCAGCTACTACGCTCGGCTATTGACAGGCCAGTGGCGCTTTACACCGACAATGCCACAATTGCAAAATCAGCAAACGATGGCAACGCAATCTTGGCACAAAGAGGGATTAGATAATGGATCGTAAAATATACTTTGGCAACGCCAATAAGCAGGTATGGATACCAGCCCCTAAGACCGGCCTGAGCGCCATTGTAGACAGTTACTTTAATGAGGCTCAACTTCTTAGCGGTAGGGCCTTCACGAGGCGTTCTAGCGCCAACCACAGGCGTTTCTCGCCTGCTTGGACTGGGCCATTAAACGCTGAGTCTATAAATGACAGCTTGCACACCATAAAAGACTACTTTGACGGCATCTATGGAGACGGTCCATTCTACTGGCTGGATCCTTTTGCAATTGATACCAACTTGCTACCACCAAACTGGGCTGCCCCGATGCTAACCGAAAAAGACTGGCCAACAATCTGTGCGATCCCTACTGGCTCTGGAGCTACTTCCTTTGTGGCTACCGAGCCAAACACAAAGTCGTATCCTTATAAGTCTTTGAACATAAACCTTACAAGCACACAGGCATTTGAGTCCGCCAGCTCAAACAGGATAATCATACCAACTGCCCACAGGTTTCACTTTGGCTGGCATGGTGAGGTGGTTTCTGGCAACGCAACTGTGATCCTTCGTGCATACTCCAGGTCAACGGGATTGCCAACTGACATTATTACTAATGTAATGTCAGTTGGTAGCACAATCAGGACCAACACCCAGCTAAGTGGGCTAGCTTATTCTATGGTAGATATAATTGTTATTAAGCCTGTAGGAGCAACCAGCGAAATAAGCATCGCAGGCATGATGGCTCAGGTTTTGCCAGAGACATCTTCAGTTAAGCAGGGCGATTTTATATCTGGGCGTGGCACAAAGGGGCTTTTGTTTTCATCAGCACCTAGCATTACATATTTGTCCGCCAAGATAAACGATGGTCTTGTAGAACTTGCAACCAACTTTATTGAGGAGTAATAATGCCATCTGTGCAGACGATCAGTGGAAGCGGCGATTTTAAAGACGCTTCACTAATCTCCTTTTCGTACTCCGAAGATGCAACCCCGATTAGCCCGGCCAAGCTTGAGGGTGGAACTGGTCAGGTAACAGCACAGCTGGTTTCCAATGAGGACACCAAGGGCAGCCGCATAGCCATAAACAACGAAGCCCTGCTCTCTGATCAAGAGTACGGCGATGTAAACTTTACGATTAAAAAGGTTTCTTTAAACAATGGTTTAGTTTCAGTTATTGGAAGTACGATTCAATCAAGACTAGACGTGGAAAGAACCGCACTCCCGCAGGGCAGCAACGCTGGCGGATATAACCTTTATGAGGCGATACTTTACTACTGCTATCTTGTTGACATTACGCCAAACTTCGAGCCAGGTTTACAGGCCAAGATTGAGCCTATAGATGTAGACTTTATCGGCTGGAAGGGCAGCGTCTGGGAGTACCTAAAGATGCTTTGTGCCGCTGCACTCATAGATGACAACAGCGGGTTTATGGAGATGTACATAGTTGAGGATCAGCTCTGGTTTCGCGAGGGTGGTCTCCGAACGGTAAGCACTAAGGAAAGCATCTCTGATCAGTCGCTGGAAATCGATGCCTACGATGCGGCTCAAACCGTACAGGTTTTTAAGTACGAAACCGATTACAGGGCTAACTCTCTTGTGCGGCAAGACAACGTAGAGTCGCAGAACTACGCAAACCTAGAGCTTGTTTCCATTGTGGACTCGTTTCAGGTAAATGCCAATGAAAAGATTACTAGAAGAGTCACAATAAACGCCTCTCTAGAAGAGGTAGAGCAGCCCATCGCTGTTCAAACAATTGTTTTCCCAATCAACTATGGTCAATACGTTATCGTGGGCAAGGATCAGGTACCACTAACTGCAGCTCAGTGGAACGACCAAGGCGGATCCGTGTCAGCCTCCATCACAGAGAACCCAAACGAGCTAGAGATAACAATTATTGGTGCAAACTACCCAGACCTTGAGCCGTTTAAGATAGGCGTTGAGTCTGCTGGTGGCGATGACTATCCTGCATTTTACCTACGCGGTACTGGTGTATTCTTTGAAAAAACAGCTTACACTATTTACACTGGAGCTCCCGAGTCTGAGATAGCAGAGTCTACAACTATTGACAACCCGTTTATAACTAGCGATGAGGTGCTCTGGAACAAAGGCGTTAGGATCGCACAGGAGTTATGCGGCCCGTCTATCCAGCTAAACCAAAGCCTGTCAACTGGCGCGGAGTTTGGAACACTAACTGGATCAATAGTAGATGCGTTTGAAACAAGATTTAGAATTAACTCTACAAGCTTCAATCAATCTGGTGTTGAGATCCAGGCCAACTCTTACGTTACCTTTGCAGACTTTGATTCCGCTTGGTCGGACTCAACGTTTGAGAACTTTAACACATCAATGAACGGGGTAAGCTTTAATGAGTTTAGCGTAATCCCGCTAGTAAAGGAGTAACATGGTATTCCCAACAAACAACCTGCCCACATCGTCAAAGTTCTGGGCACGTGAGGTTGAAAAGAAGGTAACAAACCTTGAGAGCACACTAAGAAGCTCAGACATAAACAATACCACTCGTGACAGTCAGCTATCTGTGACTGCCGGTCAGGCTTTGATTGCTGCTCAGCAAGCTATAGCCGCATCAACAGCATCAGGCATTGCTGCTGGTCTAGCAAACGATGCGATCTCAAGTATAGCTGATCTAGGTTCACCCGGCGGCCCTACGATTAATGCTGCCAACATTACCGCGGGAAGCATTAGCGGAAACAGGATATCTGGTGGTGAGATTATAGGAACAACCCTAAAGACTGCCGCCAGCGGTAGAAGAGTAGAAATGCTTGCTACAAACACTTCCTACTTTGATGAAAACGGCAACTTTACAGGGAGAATTATAGGTTCAGGTACAGACAGAGGCGCAACTATAGAAATTTACGGTCCAGGATCTGGATTGGTTCAGGTTTGGAGCGGTGGTGTTCTAATGTATTCGGCTGGAGGTAACTTTGCTGGGCTTAGTGAGAACGGACTTGCGGTTGGAGGTAGGCTTTACACCCTCTTAGGGGGCAGTATAGATTCTGACAGTACCCTGTCAGCAGTTGGCTCAATGACTTCAGGCTCTGTCAGCACTGGCTCAATAACTTCAAGCTCTCTTGGCACTGGCTCAATAACTTCAAGCTCTCTTGGCACTGGCTCAATAAATAATTCTGGAGGTTATTCTGGAAACGGATTCCCAACAGTCGCAGCAAATACAGTAAGCGGTACTACCACTTTTGCTCCTAACGTATTTATAAATACATCGGGTAATATGGCCAGAAACACTACTGCATCTGAGCGTAGGGCAAAAGAATCTATTGAGGATCTAAATTTTGACACAGATGCCTTTATAGGAGTAAATCCAGTTAGATTTAATTATAAAAGAGAAGCAGTAAGTGATGACGCTCAAGCCGAAGCCGTTAACCTAGGGTTTATACTTGATGATTTTGAAGACATAGGCATGGAGGAGTTTTTAGTTGCTACCCCACAGGAGGGTGATGAATACAAGCAGCTAAGATACCAGCTTCTATATATGTACCTACATAAAGTGGTGCAAAGTCAGAACACAACCATCAAATCCCTAGAACAAAGGCTTGCAGCCTTAGAGGCTAAGTAGGATACAATAGAGCTATGGCAATCACATCAAAAGGTATATTTTATCCAACCTCTGGCGATCAGGTTGCACCACTGGAAGCAGTGTTTGCAGCGGTTTCCTCAAGCGTAGATAATGCCATCCCACTATCTGGCATTTCGCCGCTCCAGTTCAACGGCACAGGAGCCGGATCCTCTCAGGTTCTAACTGTAGTCTTTGACAATGAGCTGCCACTTGCCCCAAATAAAATACAGGCAACCGTGCGCGGTCCTGTCAGTGGGTCTTCAAGTTACGTAGCTACCGTAACTAACAGCTCGACCACCGGGTTTACTGTAATTCTTTACAGATTAAATGCAGGTAGCTCTCAAGCAATCAACACAGTATGGAGCGTGATGAATTAATGTCAACATGGCAACTACCCTTCCCCGATATTAAACTGGGTGCAAGATTTGGCGCAGTAAGCAAGTTTAGAATTGCAAACAATCTGGGCCCACACCGAGGCACTGACTGGATTGCTGCAGAGGGAACTAAGATTCCTGCAATCACGAGTGGCACAGTCATGGCCGTGCAATACAGCAAGCAAATGGGATGGTGCATTATTCACACTGCCTGGGCTGACAACAAGACTTGGCACATTGGCTACTCCCATTTACAGTTCAAGCCAACCCTAAAAGTCGGCGATAAAGTCGAAACCGGCGAAACTCTCGGACTAATCGGCAGTACTGGGACTGCATCATCGGGCCCCCACTGCCACATTACGATCGGTCGTGGACTCAAATCCCTTTTCTGGGGCAAGGTCCTAGACATCAGAGTTTTTATTGGCGAACAGCTAAAAAAGCAACCCACCAAAGCTACGGTAAAGCCAAAGCAGCTTGCCCCTAAGGTGATTGTACCCAAAAAGGTGGTCGTGCCCGCCAAGGCGGCACCGAAGGCTGCTAAGACATACGTCGTCAAATCTGGCGATTCTTACTGGAAGATTGGCAGAGCAACCGGGGTCGACTACCGAAAACTGCAAAAATTAAACAACAATAAGCCATTACAGCCCGGCGACCAGATTAGATTGGGATAAACATGAGTTCAATAATGACAAAAAAGTTTTGGGAATATGCCGGAGAGAGAGCAATAAAAACATTTGCACAAACTCTTGTGGCGTTTGCTGGTGTAGACGCAATGACAGGCAACACCATTAGCCTTGTCACAATAGATTTGGTTAATGCCCTAGCAGTTGCAGCCACCGCGGCGATCGTCTCGGTGTTAACGTCAGTCGTGAATCAAAAGTAAGATTATGTCTGAAGATAACGGGAGAGACTGGGTAGAAGTATTAGTAGCAATCGGGCGGATCGAGGAAGGTATTAAGGGTTTGCGCGAATCTGTTAACAGGCTTGAAAAAATGGTAGACTCTCAGGATGATGAAATCCAGAACATGCAGATGGAAATTCAGAAGCTTAAGACTCAGAGAAGTACGGTTAGAGAAAATATTGCACTTGTGGTCTCGCTTCTTGCGGGATCGGGAGCGCTGTGGAGTATCCTATCTAGGTAGGGTTGTTTAGGAAATACCCGACAAGCAAGAAGCCCCCTGCAGAGGTGACAGGGGGCTTCTTCGTTTAATCTTGTTCTTGTTCGGGGTACTCAAATCCCTCTCTAGAACCTAGCTTTGCAGCTTCAGCATCGAACAAGAAGTGGGCAGTGCAGGACTCACATGGTTTCTCTGTGCATTCTACGTCACAGTGCTCACAGTGGAAGAAGGTGTTCTCTCCCTCAACCAATCTAGAGACCGGGTTACCACAGCCGCAAACCATGAGGACAGAAAGCATCATCCCAGTTTCGCCATCAATGACAGTGTAGCCAATGTAGTCACCCTCGAGCTCAAGGTCCTCCTCAGGCCTTCGCCTGAACAATCTGGATAACCACTTACGAATCATGCTATCGATCTGGTTATAGTCTTGTTGATGGAGATAGGACCGCGTTGCCACTTTCCGCAATCCTGACACTGGAACCTTTGATAGGTCCCGGAGGTGGTCCTTGCAAGGCCACGCTTCTGTAGATTTGTAGAAGAGCACACAGCACAGCCATCCTCGATGCCGTTATAAAGACCAGCATGCGGATGGTTTGTAATCCAAGGCTTTAGCTTTTCGTATAGGTCAATCAAAAGATGTACGTCCTGAATCTGGTACTTCTTCATCTCAACCCACGACTTGGCATTGCCAGCCATGCAGCCTAGCCACAAGTCAAAGCCAGAGTGCTTCACCTTAGCGCCCACTCCCAGCTTCTGTGATACATAGTCAAGCTTGTTACTAGGAAACTTAAACTGAGCCTTGACTGTAAGCATAAGGTCCATCTCTTTGTAGGGAGATGGTGGCAGCATGCCGTTCTCGATGAACTCACGCTTCAGGTGCTTACTATCGAACGCCTTGGAGTTCCAACCGACTAGCACGTCGGCCTCGTCAAGCATCCTATGAACTTCTTCTAGCATTTCCTTCTTGCCATGATGAAACTCTGATCTAAAGGTAACCTTCTTCTCGCCATACCATCTGGCTCCAAAGCACATCATCTCAGTGGCCTTGACTATCTGACCAATCGAAATGTTCTGGTCCCAAAGACCCCAAGTGTAAGCTGTAATTGGACTGGTTTCGATATCTAAAAATAGAATCTTCATTAGTCCTCCCATCCGTTTTTAAGTACTGCCTTGTGTTTCTTATTGCGTAAGTAAATTATACCATGGCGCACCGAGTCACTGGCGTGTGGCTTACCTGTTTGGTGCAGCCCCATCTTGTGCAGTCTCTGATCGGAACAAAGCGCCTTCTGACTAGGCTTTTGCATAACCAAGTCGTACACACCCCTAGGGTATAGAGCCTCTATTGCTCCAATTATATACACGGCACTCAGGTCAACGCCATGTACGCCTTCTCTTAGGTCAAATGACTCACAGACGATCTGGTCCAGCCTAATGTCTTCCAGCTCATCCCAATGAAAGTCTAGGAATCCCTGTAGCTTGTTTGCTATCTGCTTTGTCCAGATTAGGTTGTAGCTTTCGTCATCGTACTCAAATAATGCAAGTCCAGTAGTGCCACCTGGATCAACTGCCAACATTGTCTTCATCTATCTTAGCCTCCTTCATCTTAATTATTTGATGTAATTGGTAGCAAGCTAGGGCAAGTGGATATCTAAACCCTAGCTCGTATTTCATAGAATGAAACATTACTGCTTCATGTTCAAACCTTACACTTTCAAACTTTGCTTTTCTGCTAAAGTTATCCATTAAGCTAACACCTCCAAATAAGTCTTCCGATTATCAACAACTGAAACGAC